GCCGCTGTCCCTAAAAAATCCCCGGAGGGAAATTTCCACAGATGTTATCAGTAGTACCCCCAGGGCTTACCCCCCAAAGAGGGTCTCGTCCGCCCTTCTCCTTTCAAGAGGCATGCTGAAAAGTGTGTCGTAAGTCCTGGGGGCTCTAGTGAAAACATCTGTAACTACTACATATCTAGCGAGGTGAACACCATGGCTCTCAGGAACCAGCCAACAACGCCTCCCAAAAGGCGGCAGCCCCCTGCGAAGACCCCTGAGGGCCGAGAGATGCAGTTGATGGCGTACGCCATGGACTTGGCCGAGCAGCAACTCATCGATGGCACGGCCACCTCTCAGGTGATCACGCATTTCCTCAAAGCCGCTTCCTCACGAGACCAACTCGAAAAGACTCGCATTGAGGCGGAGATTCGTCTGCAAGAAGCTCGTAGGCAGAATCTCATGGGCCAGGAAGACATGAAACAACTGATGGAAGACGCTCTCAAGGCGATGACCATCTACCAAGGTCGTGACGATGAGTACTAGGAGCTACACGGAACTCCGTGATATTCCCACCTTCAAAGCGCGATACGAGTACCTCCGCATCGGTGGAGTGCTAGGCGAAGTGACTTTCGGCTTTGAGAGAAGCTTGAATCAGGATTTCTACAGGTCTGCTGCTTGGAAGCGCATGCGCGAGTTTGTTATTTCAAGAGATCTTGGCCTGGATCTTGGTGCTCCGGATCATCAGGTTGCTGGTAGGTTCATCATCCATCACATGAACCCGCTCTCGATCGAGGATGTTGAAGAGGGTAACGAGGACAACCTCAACCCTGAGTACCTCATCACAACTACCCATCTGACCCACAACGCGATCCACTATGGCGATGCTTCCCTCTTGAGACAAGAGTTGCCAGAACGTCGCCCTGGTGATACACGACTTTGGTGAAGGAGAACCATGTCAGAAGACAACATCTTGCAAGACATCAAGCAGGTTCTCGGTATCGAAGCGTCTGACGCGTCGTACGACACAGACCTGCTCATGCACATCAGCACCGCCATATCCGTACTGACCCAACTCGGGATCGGCCCCGCGGATCTGTTGGTGGACAAGGACACGACCTGGGAGAACTTCATCGGTTCCACGAGCCGCTACATTTCTGCCAAGTCGTACATCTACCTCAAGGTGCGCATCCTGTTCGACCCCCCGACATCCGGCTTCGTCCTCGACGCCTGGAAGTCCCACGCCTCCGAACTCGAGTGGCGTCTCAACATCCTTGCTGAATCCGCTCCGAAGGAGGTGCCACTACCGTGGTAGACATGACACAAGCTGCAATGGACCAGATCAACTCCCTCGCGCACTTCGGTGTGATGGGGATGCACTGGGGTCATCGAAAGAACGAGTCCAGCGGTTCCGCGCACATGCTCCTGGACCCTGCGACTGGTGAGATCTCCAAGGGGGTCTACCAGATCGGTAGCACCAAGGATCACGTGAACGCGCGCGAGGCTGCTCTCAACCCGATGCACGGGATGACGAACAAGGATCTCGAGACGGTCATCAAGCGGATGAACCTGGAGAAGCAGTACCGGGAACTCACCGCCGAGAAGTCGAACTTCGACAAGGGCAACGCCCAGGTGAAGAAGATCCTGACCTACACGAAGACCGCACAAGAGGTCCACGCGCTCTACAACAGCCCCATGGGTAAGTCGGCCGCTGCGATCCTTGTCGGTGCGATGAGCAAGGGCAAGTACAAGCCGAGGCGCGCAGTAACGCCATAATGGAAGGGGGTGAGCACGGTGCTTTCCAACACAGCAACACCGACGTACTACGGAAAGTTCCGTGCCGCCGTCATGCGCTCCGAGATCCCCGTCAGCATTGAAGTCGGCTTGGAGATGAACCGCATTGACCGGCTGATAGCTGATCCTCACTACTACTACGATGACAAAGCCATTGACGGGTTCATCGCTTATTGTGAGAACGAGCTAACACTCACTGATGGAGGTGATCTGCATCTACTCGACTCATTCAAGTTGTGGGCCGAGTCCCTGCTTTCCTGGTTCTACTTCGTCGAACGGAGCGTTTACGTTCCCGCGACCGAGGATCGGCAAGGCCACTTCGTAACGAAGAAAGTCAAGAAGCGACTCAAGAACAAGCAGTACTTGATTGTCGCTCGTGGTGGCGCAAAGTCGATGTATGCCTCGTGCATCCAGAACTACTTCTTGAACGTCAACACCGCGACGACCCACCAGATCACTACTGCTCCAACCATGAAGCAGGCAGACGAGGTGATGTCGCCGATCAGGACGTCAGTCACGCGCGCACGAGGACCCCTCTTCAAGTTCCTAACTGAAGGCTCTCTCCAGAGCACATCGGGGTCCAGAGTCAACCGCGCTAAGTTGGCTTCCACCAAGAAGGGCGTAGAGAACTTCCTGACGGGTTCGCTCGTCGAGGTCCGCCCGATGTCGATCAACAAACTGCAGGGTCTTCGACCTTTCTGTTCCACAGTCGACGAATGGCTATCTGGCGATGTCCGTGAGGATGTCATCGGCGCTATCGAGCAAGGCGCTTCCAAGTTGGACGACTACGTGATTGTGGCGATCAGCTCTGAGGGTACGGTCCGTAACGGCAGTGGCGACACTGTCAAAATGGAGCTAAGTATGATCCTCCGAGATGACCCCGACGCTTTCGACAACGTCTCCATCTGGTGGTACAAACTCGACAGCGTTGCAGAAGTCAACAATCCTGAGATGTGGCCGAAGGCACAACCGAACATCGGGCACACCGTCTCATACGAGGTTTACCAGCGTGATGTAGAGCGTGCAGAAGCGGCCCCCGCGGCCGCCAATGACATCCTCGCAAAGCGCTTCGGTATCCCCATGGAAGGGTTCACGTTCTTCTTCACGTATGAGGAAACCGAGCCGTTCAAACCGCAAAGATCTCGGCGCTTTGATGGATTGCGTTGCGCTATGGGCGCTGACCTTTCACAGGGCGATGACTTCTGTGCGTTCACCTTCCTCTTCCCGCTCAACAACGGAACTTTCGGGATCAAGACCCGGAGTTATATCTCGTCACGTACGTGGGAGGTCCTCCCCGCGGCTATGCGAATGAAGTACGACGAGTTCATCAAGGAAGGAAGCCTCATCGTTCTGCAAGGTACCATCCTTGACATGGACGAGGTCTACGAAGATCTTGATCGTCACATCCAAGAACGAGAGTACGATGTCTGTGCTTTCGGGTATGACCCCTACAACGCCAAGGAGTTCGTAGCCCGATGGGCGGAAGAGAACACGCCTTACGGCATCGAGAAGGTCATCCAGGGCGCTCGCACTGAGTCGGTTCCTCTCGGGGAACTGAAGCATCTCAGTGAACAACACGCTCTGATCTTCGACGAGCAACTCATGAAGTTTGCGATGGGCAACTCCATCGTGATCGAGGACACAAACGGCAACCGGAAGCTTCTGAAGCGCCGGCAAGACGCCAAGATTGACAACGTCGCAGCCATGATGGACGCGTTCGTTGCTTACAAGCTCAACAAGGATGCATTCGAATGACAAGGAAAGGAGGTGAGTATGGCTAATACCACAATAGGCGGCAAACTTCGGCATGCATGGAACGCGTTCCGAAGCGATGAAGCAAACCCCCGTTCACGGCAAGGTCTGGGTCCGGGCTACGGACTTCGGAACGACCGCATTCGGATGCGAGTGACGAACGAACGCTCGATCATCGCAGCGATCTACAACCGTATTGGGATTGACGTGGCATCGGTATCGATGTACCATATCCGTCTCGACGACAACGATCGCTACATCGAGACGATCAAGAGCTACCTCAACAACTGTCTGACCATCGAAGCAAACATCGACCAGGCAGCGAGTGCGTTCCGACAGGATATTGCGATGACGCTCTTTGATAAGGGTGTCTTGGCGATTGTGCCTGTCGATACGACGTTGAACCCGAACATCACAAGCGGATACGATATTCTCTCGATGCGAATCGGAGAGATCGTCGAGTGGTTCCCCCGAAAGGTCAGGGTCCGTCTGTACGACGAGAACGATGGTCAGTTCAAGGACATCATCGTTGACAAGTCGACAGTCGCGATCATCGAGAACCCGCTATATTCCGTCATGAACGAGCGCAACTCGACCCTCCAGAGGCTCATCGCCAAACTCAACATGCTCGACTCGGTTGACGAGCAGACCAGTTCCGGGAAGTTGGATCTCATCATCCAGCTGCCATACGTGATCAGGTCTGACACTCGTCGACAGCAGGCGAACGATCGGCGACAGGCTCTCGAGGACCAGCTGAAGGATTCCAAGTACGGCATCGGCTATGCCGACGGCACCGAAAAGATCACCCAGCTGAATCGCCCTGTAGAGAACAACCTCCTCAAGCAGGTCGAGTACCTGACTGAGATGCTCTACGGACAGCTCGGCATCACGAAGGAAGTACTCGACGGAACCGCTGACGAAGCGACGATGTTGAACTACTACGGCCGCACGGTCGAACCCATCCTTCGTGCAATCTCGGAAGAGATGAAGCGGAAGTTCTTGACGAAGACCTCGCGCACGCAAGGCCAGTCGATCATGTACCTTCGCGATCCGTTCAAGTTGCTGTCGGTCGCTGCTCTGTCTGAGGCTGCTGATTCGTTGTCCCGCAACGAGATCACTGCTCCTGACGAGATTCGTCCGTACCTCGGCTTGAAGCCGCTGAACAGCGCAACGTCTGGTGTCCCTGGCAACAGGAACATGAGTGCCGGAGCGCCTGGTTCGCCGTCAACAGTTGATCCGTCAGCTGCTGATCCGAACGTCGACCCGACTGCCGATCCCACAGCGACTGATACTGCTGGGGCTTCAGACGAGGAGTCGCTGATGGCTAGCGTCTTTGCTGGTCTGAACGCAGACATCGACAACATTCTCAAGGGTGGTGGTGATGGGACAGGCTGAAGAATTCCTGGCGCATTACGCCGATGAGAAGTACAACCCGCAGAAGGCGCATGACTACTACATGCGGGTTCGAAAGCTCAAAGGCCGCAAGCCCGCACATGCGCAAGCACACACCTCTGGGGCATCACGCCTGAAGAAAGTCGAAACCTCCAAGATTGCGTCGGCCCGAAAGAAGGCGGCTCACGAGCGGAAGCAGATCCAAGACAAGCTCAAGGCTTGGCTGAACACCAAGGATCTGGCAAACCCGGCAACCGTCAACCTGAAGGTACAGGCGTTCGAAACCAAGAACCAAAAGCAGGCCGCTTCTATGGACCTCGGTAAGGTTGCGAACGATCTGAAGAACGCCGTCGCAAAAGCTGAAGCTACCTACAAGCGTGAGTTGAAGAAGCTTCGCGCCAAACGCTGATACGAAAGGATCAAAATGGCAGTAACAAAGCCTGACTTCAGCGGATGGGCCACCAAGAATGACCTCGAATGCTCTGACGGCCGCACGA